TGATTCTTTCAGACAATTTTTCATTCCAACTACAAAGGAGCAGGTCTTTCCGCTGGTCAGCGTCTTGCCGCCGGCGCTCATGAGCACAAAATCCGCGGACTGTGCGGCATGGCTTTCTCCTACTCCGGTCGCTGACATGGCGGAGAGACTGATGCTCCTCGTGTCGCCCACCGTCCAGTAATCAGAAAGTGATATGATCCCTGCGTCCGCCGCTTCCACCATGTCCGCGATTTCCGTATCAGTTCCCGATGCCCATGTCACTGTTTTAACTGTGACTGTTACGGACGTGGATGCTGTTTTGCTGACGCTGTTTTCTGTGTATGTTGCAGTTATGGTCTGAGTTCCAAACGAGCCGAGTTTCGTGCCATTAGCCGGAGCGAATGTTGTCAAGCTTGTCACGTCCGCAGTTTTCCCAGAATTAAAAGTCGCCGTAACCGTTGCGCCCGCCAAATTGAGAGCATCGCCTTTGTAATATGTCGTCTTGGTCGGTGCGGTCATCTTGATTCCGGTCAGCACCCTTGTCACGGATATTGGCAGGTCCGCAGCCAATGTGACGCTCGTATCATCAGGCCACGTCCATGACAGTCTAACGCTTGAGGTATCTTCGTAGATTACCGTGCCAGAAGCTATTGACGGAGTAGAGGTCACTGCCTCTACCGTACCATCGCTATACGAAACGCTTGTTGTAAGCCCTGTAAGGTCTAATGCCTCACCTGCCTTGTAGGTTGTTTTTGTCGGATTACTGGATACGGTTAATTGTTTAGGGAAGACTGACGCTCCCCCTGAATTTCTTACGCTAAGCACCTTTTTTCACCACCCTCAGAATTACCGCTATGTCAACGGTAGGAGTTTTTCCTTTGGCTATCAGAATATTACTCGTTGCACTCCCTGTAGCTTTGAGAGCGCCCCACGCCTTATATCCTGCCGCCGTGATATTGTCACCGTCAGGCTCGACGGTAATATCATATTTGTTTGTAGGATACTGCGTTTCAAAACTGTACTTTCCACCGCTCCATCCTCCAGAGCTGAGCGATGTCTGCACCACAGTTGCGGCATTGGATTTCTTGATCAATACGTCATCCAGATTGTCAAAGTTGTCGTTAAAATTATCCGGCCCGATAAATTCGTCTTCATCCGGTTTGACGAATCCATAATTTTTCGTTCTTGTCGTTCCCACTAAATCACCTCTTCCTTCGCCTGCTTCCAGGTTATTGTCGCCTTGTCAGCCCACTTATACGGAGCGTAATCTTTCCACTTGTCATACATGATTCCAATATCCAAAATGATATAACACGGTACGATCGCTTCCAGAAGTTCTGTTACGGCCATGTATTGGGCTTTTCGCGTCAAGGCAAGCCGCACCTTAAGCACCTGGTTGGTATAATCCATTTCCATTGTGTATCCATCCGCCCCACACAGCTGATCGATTCTCCTCTTAAGATCGGTGTCAGTATATGGATATACGTCGTACCACTTTGACAACACCCGCATTCTCCTGTCTTCGAGCGTGTCTGTGTCCAGTGGCTTGATCTTTAGTATCCTTTCTCTTCGTGCGATTCCCGCCTCTGATGCGGTGGCGATGCAAATGTCATCATCCAAATTACTAATTGCGTCCTCGAGCTTGATGATTTGATCGTCGGACACTCGGTCCAGTTCCATCAATTCCGGGATGTCCTGCAGGTGCATCGGCCACCCTATTTTTCTAAGTTCCGCCATGATCCACCACCACCTTACGCATTGGTTACGGTCCCCAGTGCAGGGATCTGATATTCTGTCAGCACAAGGTTGGCAGCATTGCCGTTGATCTTGACATTCTCAAGGTCCACAATGTTATCCAGTCTTAACAGTCCTGTTTCAAACCCTGACAGGCGCACAATCAGATTGTTCTGGTTTTCCCAATCCTTAAGCAGCGTGGTTATGTAGTCCTTACAGGCCTGTTCCGCCTGGGACTTGATATCATCATAAGTGATTCCAGATTTCAGAGTGATTGTAAAACTAACGTTTATCGTTACAGCTTCCACCGGCAGAATGGTTACAACATGCCCAATTGGCGCGGCTCCATATCCCTCGCCTTCATATTCTTTCGGGTCCACAATCTGTTTGATCTGGTTGCAAATGTCTGTGGATGGTACGCCATAATCCGCGCCCATGCAATGGATATTGACGGACGTGTCTCCGGCCTTTCGGCGTTCTATTTTCAATCCAGCGCACAGTCCGGTGTCCTTAATCACCTGTTTGTAGTATGCACGGTTTCCCGCGCAGGCTTTTGTGTCAAACCACGCAAGCCGGCGCAGCCGATAAACTTCTGTATCTTCTTCATCGGTCCCGGCAGTAACGAGTGATTCGATTCTCCCCTCTTCAAATTCTTCTACATATTCGAGCGGCTCGATTTCACCGGTGTATAATCCCGGCTCGACCCCCTCGTCATTGGCTTCCAGTTTGTATTCGTACCAAGTTTCCGTAGCTGTGTCGCCGTCGTCATTGGTTACTTCAACTTCTTTTGTTCCAATATACTCATCGACATCATAATTGTATTCGGAGCCCATCGCCGTGAAGGTGGTGCCCAGCTCCACCTGACAGTTTATGACCGCCAGAACTACCGCAGGCGTGCCCTCTTTGATCGGCAATCCGCACTCCTGACCAGTCGCAACCAGATGATCACGATCCTGCGTATCAACAAGCATGTTATCGTTGACATAATCAAGCGCGGCATATGCCTCTTCGAGCCTAACTGCTTGCTTCCCGATGGATGTTGCGATCAAACTGCCTTCCTGTTGATCCAGCTTCGTGCTGGTGTCATTCAGCATTTCACTCTGTAAATTTTCGAAAGTTTTATCGCTATACAGTGACACCCATATCCACCTCCCCGAATGTGGTTAAAAGTCGGAATGCAATTCTCAGCGATTCACCATTAACTTCACATTTAAATCTATCTATACCGGTTATATATTTGTTTTGCGTTACGCAATCCTCAACCATTCTGCGCGCGTCCGATTCCGTCAAGGCTTTCGGTTGCACTTTTCCGATCAAGGACGTGAGCTCACTTCCGCAGTTCCATGTAAATTGTTCAAATGCAAATCGCTCAATCTGCAACACATTCCAAGCCCAGACTTTTAACGCTTCTAATCCGGTGACTTTTCCACCGGTCAATTTGCCAGTTTTAAAATCAATACCGTACTCGATTGGTGGTTCGATCTCCTCATCGATTTGCGGGATGGTTCCCGGATCATCTTCGTCCGTTGTGCTGTAATCGTCAAATTCTCCTTCTGTGGATCCGTCTACCGCATTTCCGTCGCTGTCGTATACTGTTGCATCTGCATCAGACCCATCATCCAATGTCGGATATTCGTCGATATTGTAATCGCTATCTGTCATCAATCTCCGCCACCTTTCCAAAAACGATCCAGCGCGCATCATTTAGCGGTGCACACAACACCTGATCCCCCTTTTCAAACGGTATTGCCTTAATGGTAATTGTCTGCTGTTTGCTCCCGCCTGTGTCAGTGTCCTTAAGTGCTGCTTTAATCACTTTTTTCTGCTTTGCCTTAAACGGCACGGAAAAATATTGTGTTTCTCCATCAACGTCAATCGTGAAATCGTTGTAAAGCAGAAGATAATCGTCTCTTGCCAGGACTCGCCCCGGCAGTTTGATCTGCGCTCCGGTCAGCATCGTCCCAACGGTAAACCACGGATTAGAGTCGGCTGCTTTTTCTGCTTGCGATTTCATGAGCGATAATATTCGCCCGTATGGATTCCCCATATGATCATCTCCTATTTCAGGTATTTCAGCGGATTTTTTAATTTGCCATGCAGAGTAATCTGGAAATGACAGTGCGGGCCGGTGCTGAATCCTGTCGATCCAGCGAGCGCGATGACCTGACCGCGCTTAACTTTCTGACCTCTATGCACTCGCAGACTGGAGTTATGACCATACAGCGACGTAAGTCCGCCGCCGTGGTTGATGATCACGCAGTTTCCAAATCCGCCATATTGGCCCGCAAGCGTTACAGTTCCATCTGCACACGCGTGGATTGGTGTCCCATAACTGACTGCAATATCCATCCCTGTATGCGCCTTGCTATACGGATCCCAAGACCGCCTCTGACCAAAATATGTGGTGATGGTTCCGTGGCATGGCCATCCGATTTTTCCGCCGTTCCAGTTTGTTGTTTTATTTTTATGTTTGGTCATGACCGTCACATATCCGTTATGTCTGCCAAACCTCGCCGCCTCTGCGTAAGTTTTTTCGCATACATCAAAACGCCAACGGCCATTGAGTTTTGTAAACAATTTCCCGTTTGCGTCTTGTCCGGTGTCTGTGACTTTAACAATTTTCCCATCCCACTTCGTTCCGGTGCCGGATATCCTGAGATATTTCCGCGCGAAACATGGCGGGCCCGCGACCGTTTTGTATGCAGTGTTTTGTCCATACGCCCCATTGGAATGCATCGGATTTCCGCGATTGTTAAAATACGTTCCATACGCGGAAAAATTTGCCGGGTATTTTTTCTCGGCCTTGAAATAATAGGATCCGCTTCCGTAAGTGGTTGAACTACTCGAACTTGATTTCGATGCAGTGTATTTGTTATAGCTGACGTTTTCCATTGAGTTTTTAAAAGACAGCTCCAACGTCATTGTATGGTGCCCATTCTCGAATTTATGCTCGTCCGATTTGATCCAGTAAGTGGATGTCAGCCCGGTCGCATGGTCAATCACTCTTACGCCACGCCCTGAAATACATCCAATATGACCAATGCATTCCAGCGTGGCCGTCTGTGAAGGCCCTACAAATTCTTTTTTTGCCTTAGCTTTCACACCAGAATTTAGTTTCTTCGCTGCTACGGTCTTCTTTTTGTTTTTCTTTTTACCCTTATCTGTGTAATAGCTTACCGACTCCTTGTGATTGTCGGCCTTTAAAGTTGTTTGATATGCGCCGTATTTCTTTACCCACTCCGGCTTTTTCAGCGTTCCGATCTTCTGGTTCTTGCTATTGTATACAACTACCTTATTGACCATGCTGTCAATGTTTTCGCTGAACTCTGAGTGAGTGATGTCAACCGTATCCTTCAGCGCAAAATTCTCAATGATCTTCCCTTTCTCGATGATCTCGAATTTCGTTCCGTTCATTCGCGGCATGTATTTTTTGTGCGTTTTCCCACTCACCTTCTGGTACGCCTTGATGATCATGTCATAGTAGCTCATGTCATCTGGGAGATACTTTTGGATCTTTGTTTTCGTCGCCTTGAGCTTCCCCACGCTAATCCCTATGTCTTTGCATAGGGATCTCGTGATATATTCCGGGGTCTTATTTTTAAATTTATAAGATCCCTTTGAGCTGATCATATTGTGCATGTAATCTTTGGCCGTGATCTTAACCGTGCCGATGTCGCTTGTTTTCTCCCTGCTTGTTACCCGTCCAACAAAACGTTTCTTCCCATCATCCGAATACCACGATATGATGTCACCCGTTTTAACATTTGGCCGCTTGATTTCCGGGTCATACGGGGAATTAACCAGGTCAAACTCCACGGTCCGAGACGCCTGTGTGTCCGCCCCGGACCATGTGAGTGATGTTACCATCTTTTCAATGCGCACAGATTTTTTTGTTTTGTTCGATTTCCAAATCAATTTCATCTGTGCACCTCTACTTCTTGATCGACGGTATTACAATCTTTGGATTACCATATAGATACTTCCCGTTCACACTGTTCTTCGGCTTCCGTCGTTCGTAATAGTATTCCCAGGTTCTTTTTTTCGATGGATACTTTTTGTTCCACTCCGCAGCCTTCTTTTTCGCCTGCGCTTTTTCGTGCCTTTTAAATGCGGATTCGATTGCCGATTTGTTTTTCTTATACAGCATCGTCGCATATTTTGATGATCCGTAATACTTTTTTGAGATCTTCTTAAGTGTGTCGCCTTTTTTGCACTTATAGGTTTTCCCGGATTTCCCCGTGTTTCCTTTCCCGCTCGGGACCACTCTATTTGATCCGAGTTTCCTGTATTCGGTCAATTCGATAGAATAATAAATGTCTTCTGTTGCATCCTTTTGCGAATATGTCAGGTTGGTGATTGTGCACAAAAAATTGACCGTGTCACCCGCTTTAAAATATAGTTTCTGGTTTTTGTTTTTCCAATCGGCCAGCTGGTGAATATACTCTGCAGGCGACATTCGCGGGGTTGATACACAAAAACCATACTCCTGATCCGGAAAAAACGATTCCAATGTCACGGACTTCAGCCCTCGGTGCCCCAGAAGATTAATATCTCCGATTGCATTTACGTTCACCGTCTCCGAATTCTGCGGGTAATTGATTTCGTACGTTTCCGGGGAGACGGGAAGCACGATGGCATCCCCACTCCCGTATGGTTCTAACTCAAATAAAAAATCACTATCTGTCATACAAGATCACCACTCAGTTTTTCCAGGCGATTCGCAAGTGCATCTGCGATCCGGTCGATGTCTGCGTCGCTCCTGATCACAAACTGATCCGCCAGTTTCGGGATATTAATAATATTTGTGCGGTTATTGTTTTTGGCCTGTGCTTTTGCCATTTCCACAGATACATCGTGCGGAATGATCCGCGTCCCTGTTGGCAGGTCCATAATCTCACCGCCGCGCTCATTGACATGCGTCAGTCCCCCGCGCCAATACGGAGTGCCCTGCGCATTGTGTCCGCCCTTGATGGTCAGTGTGGAATTGCCACCACTCAGCAGACTTCCGACATGGCTTCCAATCCATCCCAGCGCACCTTTAATCTTGCTTGGAATGGAAACAATAAAGTTAACAACTGCCTTGATTGCGCTTGCCATTGTTCTGACCACGCTGATAATGCCGTTAATTGCCGTCATCACAATAGAACCAACTTTTTTAAATACCGGCCCGACTTTATCCCAGTGAGTGATAACAAGAACTGCAACCATAGCCGCAGCTGTAGCGATAACCATGAACACATTCAGTTTGCCCATGATTCCGCCTAACGAGGCTGCTTTCGAGAACATAATTGCCATGTTACCAATTGACGTGGTTAATTTCCCTGCAACCAAAATCGCCGGACCGATGGCCGCAACCATCAAAAGGACATTAACAATGATTCTGCGCTGTCCTGGCGAAAGTTTTGCGAATGCTTCGGTTAAATTCTTGATTGTCTTAGACAAGGAATTTAACACCGGTGCCAATGTTGCGCCTAACGCCTGCCCTAATAAGATTCCGCTGTTCTTAATGCGGTTCACTGACTTCTTGAACTGCGCTGGTGCGGTTCGCTCCATCTTCTGGAACGCCGTTTCCGTAGTGCCAGCAGATTTCTCAAGTGCGGACAATCCCTTCTTGAAATCTTTTGAGTGCTGGAGAATGGATGACGCCGCCTTTGCAGAATTGGTGTTTTTCCACAGATCGGTGAATTTTGTTCCGGTCTTCTTGCACTGTTTCTGCAAGATGGCAAGCACCTGATCCACAGACTTGCCAGACTTCATCAAGCTGGAGAAGTCTTTTCCTGTGGCCTGTTTCAGCAGTTTTGAAGCGTCTGTGCTTGACTTACCCAATTCGTTGAACATGCTGTTCATGTAGGTTGTGGCTTGTCGTGCCTTAATACCATTTTTTGTCAGTGTGATATAACCTGCATCTACATCTTTCAGTTTGACGTTGTAGGAATTGGCAGTCGGAATGATTTTACCCATTGTGCCAGCAAGTTCGCCCACGGTAACTTTTCCCAAATTTTGGGTCGTTATCAGCATGTCAGAAACCTTCGTGGCCTCTTTCGCTTTCATTCCATACGCATTCATCGTGGTTGTCAGGATATCCAACGCATCATCTGTGGTGGTAAATCCTGCCGCCGCAAGCTTCGTGGCATTGCCGACAAATTTAACTGCATCGCCGGTTTTCTGACCAGCAGAAATGGCATCGTAAACGTTGTTTGCAATCTTTGACGCCGCAACACCAGTTTCATTGGACAGCGACAAGATCTGCTTCTGCATCTTCTTCATCGGAAACGATTTATCCGCAATGGTCGAAACCTTTGCCATCGATTCCTGAAAGTCAGCCGCCAGCTTTCCAGACGCTCCCAGCGCACCCACGATCGGGACGGTCAGTGCCTTGGTCATGCCCTTGCCGACCGTGGTCATGATTTTACCGCCCTTCTGCATGGATGTTCCGAAACTCTTTACCTTCTTCTGGGATGATTCCAACTTATTAACGGCATTCTTTAGTGGGGCTGTCATCTTATCCTTAAGCATAAGGATTGCATCAATACGTCTTTCCGACATTGTCCAGCTCCTTTTCTAAATCGGCCTGCGCTTCCTCTTCGTCTTCTGCCTGCTTCATCGCGAACGCTCGATAAACAATCTTTTCACCAATAGTCGCATTGAAATAATCAGACGGCTTTATGTGGTGCTTTACGAACAGAAAGTAGGCCACCCTTGTGTCTGCGTCCGTTTCTATGAGTTTTTTACTTTTGATTCAGGGTCTTCCGTCAGTCCAGCCATATCGAGTACGATGTTAGCAATTGCCGCGCACTCATAGCCGAACAGCTTCTTGACCAGCTTCTGTGGTGTGGAACACTTAAAGGTCTTAGCCAGGTCGGGATCCTTGACATTAGGATCAGTGATAGCATCACAGCAGATTAAACTGTTAATCTCATAGCTGTCTGCTGGATCTTCCATATCCTTTCCGGACATGAGGGAATTAATTCTTTCCGGTGAAAGTTCCTGAATGGTTACATAAACCGGTTCGTCTGCTCCCAGCAGTTCCGTCAGCCTGTCAGATCTGAAGTGCTTTACCTTTACGTAATTAATCTTCGCGGTGTCAATCTTAAGAAGTTTTTCCGTCAGATTCATAAATTACCTCCAATATAAAAAGAAGAGGGGAATATATCCCCTCGATTACTCTGGGTCGATAGTATCAAGTGCTGTGAATCCACCGAATGTGAATCCAATGGATTCGGTCATGAGTTTCTTCAGCTCCCAATCGGCAATGGTCAGTTCATCGAATACCACGCCTTCAAGCTGGATTCTTTCGCCACCCCATGCGTCAGGGTCATCAACCTTGCTGGTGATGGTATGCTGTGTGAGCTTGCCGCTCTGAAGATCCGGTCCAATCAGGTCCAGCATGGTAGAATCAACTTTATTCAGTTTCAGTGTACCCTTACCGTCTGTTCCGGTGATCTTGTAGCCCTTGGACAGCTTCTTGCACTGATGCACCTCTTCTTTATCCAGTGAGTATTTTGCTTCCAGTCCGGTCGCCTGTGGCAGATACGTACCATCCAGCCAGACCTCTCCAAACGTACCATTAAGTACGCGTTCAGGCGTAAATGCTTTAGACATTTAAATTCCCCCTTTGCTAAATGGTAATATCCAGTGTGATGTCTTCAATAGCGTCTGCAATTCCGATGGTGGCAGTCAAGAAGACATAGGATCCAGTGTCATGCTGTTTGATTGCATCATCAGACATGCCGACTGTGGAAATGCCCTTATTGGTCAAGTATTCCTTGATCTTGCTGATATTGAAGCCAACGCTTGCGGAATACAGCGCATTCTCATTAATCAGGCCGTTGAAGTAGTTTTGAATCGCACCGACCAACAGACACTTGTTATCGTAGGTTGCGGCATATTTTCCAATATAGGAATCCTGCGCAATCCTGCGAATATCGGTTCTGATGATGTCCATAATGCGAACAATTCTAATCTTTTTCCACTGGTCGCCCTTTGTCTTGTTTGTGGTCGTGAGGGAGTTAACCGCACGCCCCAGTTTGACCTTCTCGCCGTCATAGAAGCAGACCAGCTGTCCGTTTTCATCAGCCTTGTTAAGTTCGGTCTTTGACAATGCCGTGCATCCGGTCATCTCTTCCATCGGTGCGAATGTGGCAGATTTATCGATTCCTGTGGATGCAAGGATACCAGCGATTCTTGCTGTCATCTGCTCTGCTGTGTACTTTGTGTCTCCAGCGTCAACCTCTTCAGTGGCGAAGTTAACCGCGCCCTCAGAGTCAGCGGTGCATTTCGGAAGTACGGCAACAGTCTTTGAATCTTCGTTTTCACGCTGGTCGATAACCCATGTCTTGACTGCATCCACCTGATTGTCTGTGGTGGCAGTCGGACAGCAGAGATAATCGACCACATTATTAGCAAAGTAATTCAGACCAGATGTGTAATCGGTCGCTTCCTTGCCAACGAAGTATGCTGTGACGCTGAGTGGGGCCTTATCATAGCCCTTCAGAGCCATCTTCATTGCTGTAACGCTTGCGGCACTTGCCGTGGACGGAATATCATCAACGTCATACAGCACCGCCGGATTTGTGGTCGGCGCAGCATCCTTGAGAATCATTCCCACGGTTCCACGGTCGGTTCTCGACAGCATGGATTTTGCCGCTTCGGTAAATGTCACTGAAATGGATGGTAATGACATTTTTAACCCCTTTCTATTTCTGTTTTAGTTTCAATTTCTGTGATTAAGCGAACGTCTTCAATTGGTGGTTCGGTCGGCTCAATATCCTCGGTGTCGTAAAGATCAAGATCAAAATGGACCTGAAGATAATCGGTATCATCTCCAACGAAGGTATAATAAAAGTTGGACACCTTGATGTATCGGTCGCCCAACTTCGTATCATTTACCTTGATAACCATTTTGCGTTTGCGGTTGCGTTCATCCACACACTTCAGCATGTTCCGGATTCCATCAACCTTCTTTAAGCTATCCACCTCTGTGATTTTGTCAGCCACATAAAGGATCGTGAAGCTGTAGGTCTTTTTACAGATGTTCACGGTTTCATCGGTTTCGGAAACCAGAATCATTTCTGTAAAAAAGCACGGCCTTTTGAATCCCTCAACCACCCCAACGCCGTAAATATTGACGTCAGGAAACGCCGCTTTCAGCAGTCTGATGATTGCCGCCTTTAATTGGATTTCTGTAATCATGTCAGCCCTGCCTTCTTTAATATCTTGTCCATGCAATCTTCCATGATTTCGTCATACTGTGGTTCAAACACATTTAACGTATTTTCAATCATTCGGAATGCACGTGTACGACCGCCGGCGGAATTATGTGCCGTCTTGGATGACAACCTGCTCTCCCCTTTACGGTTTGTGCCGGTGTCCTTTCCGCTTTTACCTGATGTTCCGCGTGCCACAATATTATGACCGTGCTCGATCAAGTGCATGTGTGGGTTTTTCGCCGTTTCTGCTCGGAATTCTCCTCGAATATCCATGCCCATTGAGCCAACGCCGAATGTCGGAATGGAAAATCGATAACCTTTTTTCAGGTTTCCGGTCAACTCCTCTACCCCTGCTGCGTCCGTCTGTTCTTTAGCTATTTTCTTCAGCTTGTTTCCGCACTTCCGCATGGCAAGGATGGTTACATCTGGATATGCCTTATAAGCCGCTTCCAGTTCAGATTTGATTTTGTCGATTCCAACCAGCTTGATTTCTAAATCTTCGCCAGCCATGACTAATCATCCCTTCCAACATGTTCGGTGCACATGATTTCCTGATATTCGTGCCGGTAGTCCTTGTCAATGATTGCTGTAATGTCCATGACCTTGTTATCTGGCATACGCACACGCATGTCCGGTGTCAGGTCGGACTGGTAACGCACGGTTATGCGATAATACATCACCGGTTTGATTTTCTGCGCTTCCCACAACTCTGACCCTCTAAGCGGTGCGATGGTAGCCCATACGGTTTTAAAATCTGTAAAACCAGTGTTTACCGTCTGCCCCAGTTCGTCAGCTTCTTCAGTTCGTTTCATGATGGTGACGCGCCTGTTTAACCTTCCGATTTCAAGCATTGCGCATCACCCACCAAATCAGTTTCACCAGGAATGTTATTAACCGTGTAACTCTCAAGTATCGCGCGCATGGTCTCATTGACCACGCTGCCCTTCTCGGTCTGATACTGCCGGCGTTCATACATCTCGCCAATGATTGCGAGATATGGATAAACCAGGGCGGGCGCGGCATTTACAAAATCCTGCGTCCTGCCTGTATATTTGCAAATAAAATCCAGTGCCGTGGACATCAGCACCGGAATTTCATTCGCCGAATCATCGTCTATCCTAAGCCAATTTCTTACGGCGGCCGCGTCCAGTTCCTTTATTGTCATTATTAACCGCCTTTCTTTCCGTTGCTTTTTTGATGTAACCCGCATTAAGCAGGTCAGACTTTAGAAAATCATCTTCAATTTCTAAAATCTGACCTTTAACCGCGGTTAAAGCACCGGAAAAACTCACAAGTGCTTTATATTTCACAGGATCACCTCTATGCAGTCTTCATTTTGAGGATTGCCACGGCCTGCTGATTCTGGATCTTCGCATCCATCTCAACCCAATCAATAATTCCAACAGCGTGCTGATCCGCATACTTCTCTGTCAGGACCTCGATGGAATCCTCTACAGATTTAACTGCAAGGGCCTCAGATGGATTGATGTAAATGATCGCATTCTTTCCACCGACCATTGCAGGCATCTGATCAGATGTGTATACAGGCTTTCCCAGGATGTTCCCGGAAAATCCATCAACAATGTTATCGTTCAGCAGATATCTGCCGTTTCCATCCTTGAGCTGCTGAACCGCAGTGAATGTATCTGGTGCCATTACGAAATACGCGCCATTCTGATATGCAGACTTCAGTGTGTTCTTCAGTTTGATAAGCTCATCCGCAGTAACAGCTGTCGCCGCGCCGGAAGTCAGAACCTGCTCAGCCTTGGACAGTCCTTCAATCTTTCCGGATGTTCCATTGATCAGCTCGTTATCGTAGAAAGTCGCAACTGCCATGGCCATCTTATTAACTACGAAATTTGTCAGGTCAATATCGGTAGAATTAATCAAGCTTCTGGAAATCAGCGTCAGCGTTCCGGCCAGATATCCAGTCAGGTCAACGGATTTGAAAGCGATGGACTTTCCTGTCAGGCCTGCAAATTCGTCTGCATAAGCCATTGTGATACCGTCCTTGGCGGAATCAACCACAGGAATGGACAGGGTACCCTTGACGTTGTACATTGTCGCGTCTCTGTACAGCGGAGACAGATCCTTCACGCGGTCAATGATCTTGGATGCAATTGTTTTCGGGATGATCGCGCCGTTATCGGTTTTTGTAATATTGCTGTCAACGTCAACCGGGTTCTTCGTAACCATTGCGCGGATATAACCGGCAAAATCCTTAATGTCTTTCTCTTCTGCGGACATCTTCGGCGCATCCTTCGGCGCGTCAATGTCCTTAAAATCGTCCATTTCGTTCATCTTCTGATAGGTGTTCATATAATCCTCTGCCTTCTTCGCAAGCTCATCAAACCGCTTGCCCTCTTCATCTGTCAGGTTTCTGTTCTCTGTTTCTGCCTTGTCAATGATTCCCTTCATTTCAGCGCGGGCGTCATTGTAGGCTTCAAAAATCTTTTTCTTACTCATTCTGCGCTCCTTTAAATTGACTGTAAAATTCTTTTATATCTATCTAAATCGACTGTTTCAGTCGGTTCAGTCTGGCCGTTTCCATCCGCATCACTGTCCGCGACCGGTGGGTTCTTGAGATTGTCGGTTTTCTTAAAACGCTCCGGAACATGTTTATACATTCCAAACAGTTTACTCGAGACGTTATTCACAACCTTATCCGCATCAATTTTCTCAAAATCGAATGTCTCACAAATCTGATCTGCATCCATCCATGTTTCAGCCGCAATCATGTCTTTGAGCTCGGATTCTTCCACCTTGGAAAAACGATTGTAAAGCGGCATCATGGTCGCGTTTTCAACCTGCTCAAGCATTTCGGCAGTATTCAGCATTTCAGCGGCATTGCCAAAACACATTCCCATTGGTTTGTGGATCATCAGCATTGATGTGTTGTATACATATACGTTATCCGCCGCCATGATTAAAAATGACGCAGCAGAAGCGGCAAGGCCGTCAATGTATGCGTTAACTGTCACACCGGTCTGCCTCAGCCTGTTAAGCTGTGCCGTCATTGCGACTGCCTCAAAAACTGATCCGCCAGGGGAATTAACATAGATATTCAATTCATCGCCCTGTTTCAAGTCTTTTGTGGCTTCTTTTAAGTCCTTCGCTGAAATGGTTTCATCGCCCCACGGTGAGGGCGTATTGATTTCAGAATACAAATAAAAACTATTTTCCATCATCATTCACCCCTTCCTGTGGTTCATCTGGTTCTTTTCCATCTGGCGCGGGCGGTGATCCTCCAGAATCGTCGCCGTCCTTGTGGACTGACCCAGTGTTTGGAACATATGTTTCGCCTGTTTTCATGTTAAACAGCGTGGATCCCAGACCCAGATCAATCACATCAAGTCCATCAACCTCCGGAAGGTTCTCACGCTTTCTGATTTCGTTAATTCCAATAAAACCGGCATTCTTTCCGATCTGATATGCTTCATAACGCTCTTTCATGGATGATTTCAGCGTTTCTGTATAGTCAATATCGAAGAAATATGTGCCTTTTTCTGATTCCAGTAACAAATCACGATTGAGCGCGGTCTTAAACGCCGTTCCAATTGGCAAAATTGCCTTCTTAACAAACTTCTCGGTATTGTCGTCCATATGGAATAGCGTGTCAATTTCTTTATCGAGTGTTATTTTTGACGGATTCAACTGCATTTCCACCGCATTATTACTCGATTCTTGAAATTTCATTCCTTTATTCAGCACAACTACATTGTCTGTGTTGTTACTGTATAAATTCGCCCACGCGCGCCGTAGAAGCTCGATTTCTTTGTCTCCCAGACGGTTTTCCGTGGTTAGGAATCCCTTTTTATTTCCGCCCTTTTCAACCATCTGAAGCTGAAAAAGAATTGTTTTATATGCAGCATTTAACGCATCGGACACCTCTTCAAGAATACCGATACCATTCCATCCATTGCGGGATGACCTTAGCAGTTTCAAAAATTGGAATGGTTCATATGCGTTCGCATCAACCCGGATCCGATATTTCTTGAATATTTTATCTGTATTGTGTTCAATGAACACGCTTTCGCTCGGAACATAATGGATTGATTTAACCTTGTTTCCAATTTTGTTAATGAACGCATAACCGCCACCATCCATCAGGTAGTCCTCGCACATCGCTTTTTTAAGCTGGAACCCGTCAAGCGTATCGCCTGTATCGTCATTCAGCAACCGTGTGCGTGCGTCATTAACCTCTTCAATCTGCACAACCCCGTCTTTTTTATTTTTTCGATATAACCGCACTGGAAGCGTTGCAAATGTCGCAGATATTAAATCCACATCTGCAGCCACCTCTGGAATTGTCATCGCCTGTGTGCGTGTAAGCGTGTTACCGGTCAATATTGCACGCAGGACTGGATCATCAACCCCGTTCATAATTGCGTCGGTCTGATCCACTGGTGTGGGAGACCGGCCTGTGAAAAAATCTCTAATTTTACCCATTTAATCCACCTCTGTGAACATTGTGCCTAGATAATAGCGTTTCTGTTCCTTTAACCCTTCTATGATTTTCTGCGCTGAACGCATCAAATATTTTTTCTCGCTCCGATGGATTGAACAAAATTTCCATCAGGCGCGCGGGCATCTTATATGATTCACTAATTCCCAGATATCCATTTACAAATTCGCGATTTAACATACAAGACCTCGATTTTTGCGTAAAAAATGCAATATTAGCGTTTTTATATCGTATTTTCTACCTTAAACCACCTGCACAACAAAATCCGAACCGTTAAGAAAACGATCCTGCTGAAGCAGGAAAACGGCGTTGATCAGGCTGACAACCATATCAACCTTGCCGGCCGACTTCTTTTTATTGACATATCTGTTCATTGTCGTATCAAATGTGCAGCGTGCGTTCTGGAAGTTGATCTCTAAAAGGTCATTTTTTTCATACTCGAACTCGCCGTTCATAACTTTTTCGTAAAGCAATTTGGTCGGCGGATGCAACACGCTTGAATGCTGTTTCACTTCCACGGTGTTGTATACTTTATCCCATTTCTGCGCGGAACTAAGTGCATTATACCGGTCGAATCCGATTGCCATAATCCGCGCTCCGGTCCGTTCTTCAAGTTTGAATACAAATTCTTCAACGAAACCATAATCAATCGTCAAATCTCCGCAGGCGAAACATTTGCCCGCATTAATATATTTCCGGTAATCGATTTTCTCGATTTTGTTCTTCTCATCAATCCGCCCATCCGGAATAAACGCAAATGAATCCGCGATGATCTTTCCATCTTCTTCCGCAACCATCGCGACGCTGGTGTTATCGTTGGTCATGGACAAATCGACGCCCAAGTAAACCTCACGATCAGTCCAGTCGATATGATCCACCCTGCATTTTCTGACAGCTTCCACAGGGATATAAGTTTCCGTTCCTGCTCCGCTATAGATAATATTGCAGTGTTTTGTCAGGAAGTTTTCTCTCGCGCTCTCCATTTCAATTGCGCGGTCACGCTTCTTCTTCAAATCTTCCCAGATTTCAGGACTATCCACCGCGACCGGATTCGCCTGAAGCATGATTTTGTCATCGGTCATCCAGTTTTTTGTGTTATCCGGCTCATAAAGCAACGCGAACACAGATTCATCTTTTATGATTCCATCAAGTACCTTTTTCGCATACTTGACTTCATCCTCAAACGGATTGTCGATAGTTGGATACTTAGTGGAAATGATAAACCCCAGTTTATTCAGTATGTTCAGCTGTCCGGACTTCATCGCCTCGATTGGATAGTTGTTTGGCAGCGCGCCAACTTCGTCCGCCAAGTATACATTAGGGAGTTTACCATCCATGCGGCTGGTGGAGTAATTCAACGGAATATATTTTGAATGCGTCGGTTTGAATTCAATATAATCTCGCAGAATTTTGAACCGTGCTTCTCCTGCATACTCATAAAGTGCGGGCGACATCCTGAGCGTGTCGGAAATTGCTTCTTTAACTTCTCGCGACAACGATCCATCAGGCGCGACGCTGTAGAATTTTGATAACGGCGGTTCCAGGATAAACAGCAAAATAAAAACCGTTGCGACGGTAAAAGTTTTGAAATTCTTACGGCTGATCTCCAAAACAACCGTTTCATATCTTCGCTTCTTCGGATTGTCTCGCCGAACAATTGCCAATGAAGCGACATAAATTACCCATTGGTATCCCTCGGAACACTCATACAGCGTTTTTCCAACCTTCAAACCCTTCGGCATGATTGCCAATTTAAAGATCACATCAATTTTCTTGACGATATCCCAATTGACCATGTATTCGGGATCCTGATCATTAACCACCCTCAAAAAATCTTTACATTGCTTCTTTACGTATTTCGGCGCAATTGATCCACGCTTCGTGCACTCTTCCGCATATTTAACACTCGGATGTTTATCCATCCATATCACCACCAAGGAGCGCGGCAAGCGGATCCTTCGGAACATCTTTCTTTCCGTCGCCCTTGAACTGGTCAATGATCTTCATCAATGTTTCCACCGTGCGGTTCGCTGCCGTACTGGTGGCGTTGAACTCTTTAACCGCCGGGTGGACATAGATGTTACATCTACCTTTTACATACTCCTTAGTAACCAACAGCGAATCCTCTTCATTCATGACCTTCTTCAGCCCGCTCATGATCTTAATCTGCGTCACATACCTGTCAAACGTGGTTTTGAAAAAGAAATTTCCCTGAACGCCTGCTTCTTTTGCTTTATCCAGAATCTCTGCGGCTTCCTTTTCAAAATCATCCACCGTCTCTAATTTCTTCTTCTTTGCCATCTTTTTTCACTCCAAACAAAACGGCCGACACAGTGCAATTGTGCCGGCTTAGGTAGCTAAGTTCCTTGCGTCCCACTCCGGGCGCCAAGCGAACATGAAAATCTAATTATATATTATATATGGTTTACATAATATATTATGTGTTATCCAAAAACAGGCCGTCCGCGATATTCGGCGTATTCAGATGGGGGGCGTCGGTCTTGTAAAAAGTTATTTTTGCAACATTCTGCCCCACCCGGGTATTATTTTTGTACTATCACATTAATTTTATTTCCTTTACGTGAGTTACATATCCTGTGCGCCAGCTGAACATTATCCCATGATTCTTTTCCGCCTTTTGAGACAGGAATGATATGATCTTTAGATGGATAAGTGTTACCACACACCTTAATCCCATCAATGATTTTGTAATCATTCCAATCACATAAACCTCCGCACAATTGACACACACCATGATCACGTTTATATAACTTAGATAAAGTAATATCTTTATCAATTACTTTAACGTTGCTCCTTTTTAAGTCATGAACAATTCGTTCACATGTACTTGAACAATACAATTGGACAACGCTGGTTGTCACAAACATCTTTCCACATTGTGGGCAAATCTTTAAAGTCACTTGCTTTAAATTGTTGTCATTCCGAACACCAGCCAACCTGCGTTCTTCCTCACGTTCTCTTTTTAATTCATTCTGCTTTTTATGGTTCAGAACTTTACAAACTAAGGAACACGCTTTGTTTATTTGTTTTAATCTAAACTGTTTTGCTTTACGCTCTGTTACAGTATTGTTCAGGTTTCCTTTTATTATTCTTTTAACCGACCTGCATTTATTACAGCTGGATTCACGAGTATGACGAATCGTAATGAGTGAACGCTCAAACGTCACATCATACTTTTTGCATCTTATTTCTACCTTGCCATCTCCACAATCAGCTTCCGATAAACATTCCATACATTCAGGTAATCTGTTTTGTATTTCTTCTATTGTCAATTTATTGGTTGGTCTCATAACAATTATCTTTCGCAATTTTTAGCAAGGCATCTTTATCAATCTTTCCCTGCTCGGCAAGTGCGTGCGTGTGAGACGACAGTGTGATTAGGTTGGTCATATCCATGCGCCTTGATGGATCATCATCTGCTTTGATAATGTGATGGACTTCAAGATGATCAGCCATGATGTATGGCATTGGATGATCAGGATCCAATCCATGCAGTGCGGCTTGATCCAATCCATTGTCGCGATCAATCACACGGTTGCGCATGTCAGTCCACTCCGATGAATGGATGAACTGCTTGTACCCACTGCTGTGGTTGTAGTGCCGTGACATCTGGTTGCGCCGGTCCTTCCTGATCTTCTGCTCTGTTTCACATCTGTGATTTGCTGGAACGATCTTGTGACAGTATGGACATGTTTTAAACATCAAATCACTCCTTCCAAGCAACCATCACAGCGCGGTGATCATGGCCCATAAACATAATCAGAAACAAGTAAAATGCCCTCTGCCGCGCTGATCTGGATGAACAATGCACAATGGACGGTTGAGAATAGTATATTGCGTATGGGAGAACTAGATAGATTGTTTGTCGCTAACCATACATCATGCATCGCTTTTAACCATAAAAATAACCGACCCTACATCAGCAAGGTCGGTGCCGAACAGAAAGGCGATGGGTTACAGCGTGCGCGATTAACTCATTTCCCCATCGCCCATCATAACATTATCACAGAATCCATGTGAACTGGTATGAACTCTAATCAAATATTTTCGAAAGCGCAATCCCGTGACGCTTTAACACCCAGCGCGTTGTCATCTGCATGAGTTCTGAGATGTCCATCCAATCAAGACAGTATTTATATCTGTACAACATAATTTCTTTATCGCGGTCATTAAGGCCGACGCTATTGATTATATCCACAGCTTCATCCATCCGCGCGCGGAGTTCTTTCTCCTCCACATCAATCCGCGATTGCAAATCAATGATCGTGTCTGCAATTGCCATAGACCTGTTAAGATTGGACGACTGGACGCGTTCGGTTGTCTGCATCCCTCCAACGCCATCGGATTTCTGCTCAAGATATTCCAGGCGTTCCCTGTCTTTCATTACGCATTTCCACGCATATGGGATATCTTTAAACTCTTGTCTTTCCACACGTCCCTCCAAACTTTTTCGATCACCGCATTCGGATTTATGTCAGCCAGCGCGCGGAAATCATCAGAATAAAAATATTCTTCGCAATTGATGATTTTTGTGACCGGCGCAATCTCATCGCTGATTCTGCTTTCTTCTGCTTTAATAACATCTCGAAGTTGTCCATACGCATAAATGCGCGCAAGGTGTTTAGCCTTTTCAGTCCTTTTAAAAGCAGCAAGCGCAACATTGTATTCAATAGTTATATATTCGCGCAGCCCCTTTATATTTTTTAATTCAACAAATTCCGAAAGTCTGCGCTCATATTCGTCCCGGTCAATTCCATTGCGCTTTGCTTTTCTCACTGCGAATTTATATTCTTTCGCCACGCTCCCCACAATCGCGGCGGCGAGGTTTAAAACCCCACCGTCGTTAATTGTTTCAACCGTCAGCGGTTTTGACATATCAGGAATTGGAGCGTTGAGCTCTTTGTCACGGTCGGAATCTTTAATCACAACCCTTTTTCCAACTGTGTGCGCGAAAACCTCAGACAGATCAAAACCACAGGCGCGCGCGACGGAATTAACTTTCCGCTGCTCCAATTTACCACCTGGCCGGATAAAACCTTCCAGTTCTGTCGTGCCAATACCGGCGTCTTTGGCGCATTTACTGATTGACGGATACACCGCGTAAATTTTGTCTTTAAACCACTGGCGATCTTCCAGTGTTTTTATCCTTCGTATGTTAACATAATTTCCTTTATAGGCAACCATCTTCTTCACCCATTTTCAACCACTTATAAATCAATTCGACACATTTATCGCCTTGTTTACACTCATCCTGCATCGGACACGCATCACAACACAGCCTGCGACTGATCCACTCAGCCAGTGCGCGCGCGGAGCTTGATAAAGCCTCGAAGTTATTCATTTCCATCACACTTATCTGGTTCAACATGAATCAAATCTTCAGGTGCAACCCATACAGGTATGTCGCTGTCAATTGCGCGCACCCTCACCATCTCCCCCGGCTTGGCGTTGCCGTAATCGACAATGCCCTTAATCAAAATTGCTTGTCCCTGTTCAAAGTTATTTTCCATCATGGCTTCCCCCATTGCTAAATGCAATTACCATCAATAACGCGCTCTCAAAAAATCCCGCTAATTCGTCCGTAAAATCAAAACTATGCGGTGGAAGCGACTCAGTTCCATTCTGGTACGCATACAAATAATTCAGCGCATCTTCATAGCAACCTGGAGGTAATTTCAGTTTTTTACTATCCATAGGTTTTTTATTTCCAATCATCACATTTCCCTCCTGCTCTGACATAATCCTTCAAATCGTCAACCTCACACAGTGCAATCCGCAGCCCCGCTGCAATGTAACCGCTCGCCCCTCTATCCTTGATTTCGCCTCTCAGTACACTCGCAAGCTGATTTAATGCGTTGACCGCGAATCTTACACTGTGTTCCTTCTCTGCATCTCTCCGCCCTGCGTCATAAGCGGCGCGGTAAATGCTTTCAAGGGCGTTCCTGCTTGCTTTGATCGCTTCATTCATTTTCTGTCTGTCCGGTTCTGCCATACTCTCAACTCCTTCTCCAATTCTCCGATTTCCGCTCTATTATCGATATAATTGTGTGTCACTGCGGCCTCTAATATCGCCCACTTTTCAGTGAGTTTTTCTACTCTCCTGAGTAAATCCAGACACACAACAGACAAGCAGATGATAGAAATACCAAATACGATATGTGCAACCATCATTCCCACCAACTTACCGGTCTATGCGTGTACGCTTCATAGTCTTTCAAAAGCCATTCAAAATTCTTCCACAACATCTCAAGTCTGTGTTCTTTCCGGTAAAGTTCCGCATCCATACGATCAACCTTATGCCTTAAAAAGGCAATATGGATAATGTTGGATAGAATCAGAATTGACATTAAAACTAATTCCCATTTAAGGCTCATTCCTCATCACCGCCTTTGTAAGGTTCTGGCATTTCAGCCCACGCCTTGACATCGATTGCCATGTCCAATCTGCCATAATTTAAAGAGTTCAATTCTCCGTACTCTGCAAGCTTGTCAACGATTGTACGATCAAACCAGTACCAATGTGAACCTCCCCATACTGCTTCATCAACAAAACGCTTCCCTTTGATGAAATCATAATACGGCGCTGGGTCTAAATTCTCCCATGTCACAAGAACTTCTTTAGCTCTAGGCGGTTCATCCGTTCTCCACTTAATCATTCCTTCTCCACCTTCTCTCTGCTCTCTATCAACGCTTTCAAGTACGTGACAGCCTTCCGGTAATCTTCCGTGCCGTTCTTCTGGCTGTGCGGATGGCAAATCATTTATTTCTTTCCATATGCGATGATTGACCTCATTTGGCATCTGCCCATGATATGATCGATTTATCTCAATAACCGCCTGTCTGCTAATCAAGTCTGTCTTTACCATCATCCCATATCTCCTCTCTGTTCTTGTTCATCACGTTTTAGCCATTCACAAATTAACCGGAAACAGCGGTCATGAATAGGGCCATCTTCGACAGCATCTCCTTTGCCACTTCTAACTCTTCAATGGTCAGATTGTCGTGGCAATTGACCTCTGCCGTTTTCTCTCCGATCTGAAATGCGTATTTCACTTTAACCCTCCCTCATGTATGCGCCACAATTAGGACAAAAATCTGTCAAGTGTTCTTCTCCCGTCTGCCATGATGGTGCATAGTTATGACATAAATCGCATTCATGGCCTCCCCTGCCATTCGTTACTGGTATCCACCGCCCAGTCTTCCGCTCTGGCTGTGCGGATGGCAATGATTCAATCATCGTTTTTGCAAGTGTCTTATCCCACTCAACGCCCCATGCGCCTTTGTCAAGTTCATCAATCGCCGCCTGTCTGCTGATTAAATCATTCATCGCTTTCCTCACTTTCTGCCTGTGGCGTGTCTGATGGTGCTTTCGGCAATTTTCTTTCTTTCTGTAATTCGGGATGCCCTAACGCTCGTTTCAAGTCGTTTCCGCTTGCATAATCGTGCAAATCATCAAGGCTTTGGTTTCTTTCTTCATCCATCAGCTTCATTTCATAATCATAATCTTTATATAATATGCTCATAAGCGTTCTTGTATCGCCGTTTGTTCCGTTTAATGCATCTACTCCCTTATAGGGTTTTCTACTTAATGCCCTCATCATTGACAGACTCCATAGTGTAATTTCAGGCTGTATGGCATTGAGGAAGTATGCCAACTGGTCATCTGACATATTTCTGATATGATCTATGTATCTCATTTCTTATCGCTCCCTTCTGCCTGCTCGATTCCTCTTGTGCGATAATGATTGTTTACAAGCTGTTCCAACGTGTAAAGGGCTTTCATATCGTAATACATTAAGTTCCATATATCGTGGATATTTCCCAAACCGACACCCTCTGTCCATGCGTGTGGACAGCCGTAACCGTTGATTTTCTAACGTTTTCGGGCATCTTGTCCACTTGTCCGTCCATTTTTGTCCCTACAAAACTCTTTTGTATTAATCCATATACTACTTATTGATATCTTATATATAGTAGTAACGCGACTGGACAGGTGGACAGAATCGCTGTACCTTAGTAATTGCAATGGTTTGCGCTGTCCACTTTGTTGTCCACTTGTCCACCCTATTTTGGGACAGGAGTTATACAATTCTACAATATTTTTACTTTATGTTTATTTTGTATGGGTTCCCTAAGCTTTTGATGTGTTTTATGCTCTCGTAAGCCTGTTGCCGTCCATAGTCACCGCAACGCTGTCGCCCGATGGATACCCAACCCTCGATACAATTTTTCATGATGGATTGAATTTCCGAATTGTCCGCTTTAGTGCATACGACCGGATAACCAATATGCAACGCATGATCCCAAATGGACTGAGCGCACACCCTAGTGTCTGGATGGTTATCAAGATACTCCTGGATGATACCGATTCTCGGATCCTCCTCCGTGAATCCCTGCAGCCGTCGCTCCTCCAATGCCACTTCTGTTGCGCTGTCAAAATACAATGGCGGATCATCAGTTTTAAATATCTGATACGTCTGCGCCCATGTCATTTTGACAAAGTGTTCAACCCACGGATCCGACAAATTCATGTTTCTCAGTTTCGCATCCTTGTGACACATCAATGGAAGAAACCGCCGCCCTCCGGTTTTATCATTCAGAAAATTCTCTGTGTTGGTGGTTGCGACAAATACGCAAGAACGTGGAATCTGCTGTGTTCTTTTAGAATATGGAGCACGGTAAGAATCTACTGTTGATGTCAAAAATGCCTTTACTGATTCCACCTCCTTCTGTCTCTTCAGCGCAAGTAGTTCGGCAATTTCGATTATCCATCTGCCCATCAATCTTTCCTGCGCTTTAGTCCCCTCGATGGATGCAAAGTTGTCGTCACACCACTCGGATTTAAAGGCCAACCCGCGCACGAAACTGGATTTTCCCACGCCCTGGTCGCCAACGAGCGTCAGAATGTAATCAAATTTGCACCCTGGTCGCAGTGCTCTGTTGATCGCACCAAGTAGAAACATACGCATGATTTTGTAATCAAGTTCATCGCCCCGCACGCCCAGAAATGTAGGAGCAAGTAAAGCGATGTAATCGTCGTCCTGCTCCGGATACCATTCCGGCAGCGTGTTGAGCCAATCCTCGATTGGATTGTACTGATTCTGGTTTGACACGATATCAAACGCCTGCATATATTTACGCTCAGAAGCCAACCCATAACACCGCTCCAGATAGTTCTGCATGTTGCTATCGTCTGCGTCCGTCCATTGTGATTCAAATGGATCTTTAACGCCCAACCACGGCAGGCGGCCGACTTTATAAGGCGCGTGTGCGAGTTCATTCCACCGGATGCGGCCTGCGATATTTTCGTCCTGCGTCATGGCAATGACGTTGTTATTGATGGTCTGTTTGATCACTGGACCGTCTTTACCCATCTTGCAGTCGAATTCGATATCTTCCGGTTTGATCGCTTTAATTTCATCAGCGATATACAGGTTGCCCTTGTCCTTGCTGAGCGCACTTCCGATGGTTTTGAGAAGTTCATCCTCATCCACAGGCTCCTCGCACTGCTCCTGGTTGACTTGCAACACCGTCGCTTTGATCACATCGTCTGCAAGTCCTTTTGCCTGCAGACTGCAAGCGAGTTTGTAAAGCGTTCCATTCCTTGATCCCATTGGGATCGTGGTTGGCATCTGAAATGATTTCGACTGCTCCGATTCCTTCGGCTCACCCAGTGCGAGCAGACTGAATATAATCTCATCTGCTTCAGCGATTGGAAATTCATCCGGTGACTGCTCCCATTCGTACTGGTTCCCATTCGGATGGATGGACGGCGGCAGAACGGTATAACCGCCCTCCGCGCGCACATCCACTCCGTCTAACAGCGCGATTCTGGATCCCACCGGCACTTTGCTACGGTAGTACATGTGATATCCCCCGCGCCCGGTGATTACATCGGCCGTGTCAGGGATAGAACCGTTGTCACGCTCCCAATCCTTAAGGGAATGGAACCCGTCAATTCCTTTTTCGTCATCCGTGTCCAGGTCGATAACCACCAGGCCGCCGGACGCTTTACCGCAGGCGCATCCGATGTTGGCAAATGGATGATCCGTCCACCATTGTTTGATGATCTCCGGATCCGTTGTGGCGTTTTTAAATCCGCCCTTCTGGATCGGTCGTTTTCCTTTGTACTCGAGCGGGAAAACAGCCATATTAAATTTTTCAGCATAGGCAAGAGCCCATTTCATCATGAAATCTTTATCCATCTTCCTGCTCCAAAAGTTTATTGATTATTTCAGCAGCCTGATCCGGTCTGCAGAATAGAAACTCGCATCCATATCGTTCCTGCATGGTCAGCATTGCGCGCTGAAGTCGCGGGCCATTTATGCACCTCGGACTGTATATCCGTCTCGGATTTTTCCATCCGGATACATCCTCGATAGACTGTATACCATCCTCATTTTCGATTAGAAATATGAGATGCGTCCCCAGGTCGCGCGCAAGCTTGCACTCCTCACGGAATCTCGCGTGCTCCTTGCCACCGATATTCCCGGCAATCTCCGACATGTTTTCCTTAGTGTCGATGGAAATTTTCGGCGGTTTGGCATAATCACCCACCGGTAATTTACACCGGTGGATAAAGTCGCCGTTTTCGTCCCAATATAGATGCTTCGTGTTATGTTTTCCTGTCTTATTACGCGTGTCTTCTATGATCTGCATATCGCTTTAAAATGGTACATCTGTGTCAATTTCCTCGAAGCTCTCCGGCTTTTTCTTTTCTTCCGCCGGCAATTCCTTTTTCTTCGGCACCTTAAATTTACCGTTTCTAATGTCATCCGCGCTCTTAGTGGATGAAACCACCAGGCGCGTCTTTACAGATCCGTCGTTCCCGATGTACTCCTCTTCACGAAGGACGATTCCGACGCGCATGTCTTCAAGCGTGTTTTCATCCCAGTTCCATGTGTATCCATCGTTTGACTGCTCCACATGGTCGATGAACGACTTGAACATTCCTGCCGCCTTCGGCTTGTATGATCTGTAGAGCGTCAGTCCCCAGAATCCCGCGCGCTGTGCAAGATCGGCATAATATCCCTTATCGTCTCCTTCTGCGATATCCAGCTCAATTTTCAGGTACTGCTTGTTTGGAACGTTCTCCACGCTCATGATTTTTGCAACGTATCCACCCGGCGCAAGTCTGTTATCATCGCTCGCCTTGATATTTTCCCAACCTTCAATTCTTTCCATTTGTGTCCTCCTTACTTTCCAGATGCTTCTGGTGTTCTTCTTTTTCGCTCAATCCGTAGTATTTTCTGATGGTCTGATCAACCATCTTTAAATCGTTATCAATAAGTGGTTCTGAAAACATTCCCATCGGAGTTTTCGTTACATCCATTCCGTCAGTCGTAGTCGCGAAGTAATACTTTCCATCCTGTTTCAACGATCTCAGAACGATGGTGAACATACCTTCGACACATACCTTCTCATCGAGAAGTTTTCCGATAGTTTTTGGTTTAATATCACCCATATCGTTCTTGTCCTCATGCATGATGAAATATATAATTCTATTGTCGGAACACTCTTTGGCATACTTAACCAAACGCCAGAAATAATCTGCCAGGTTATTGTATAAAGTAAAGATTCCATTGCCACGGCCTTCTTTGGTATGCTGGTTCATAAACATATCGGTAATGAGATAACCTGCATCGTCAATTACGGTCACTGGCTTATCGGTACTTTTCATAGCAGCGGAGACAGTAGGATAGTCGTCACTGTTAATTACGTCATCGAAGTGGTTCCGGAATGGAAGCGGTTTGTGAATCACATTAATCAACCTGATCTCTTCTGGTTTGAAGTTGCGAAGAGAAGCAGATTTTCCGCTTCCAGATTTTCCAATGATTAAAACCGGAATTGCCATAATCTTCATTCCTTCCTTATTTAATTGTCATGTTTCTTTTCTCTTCCAGCGTTACACCTTCAATGCTGTAACCCTGTTTTAGATACTTCTTGATTTCTGCTTTATTCGGCGTGCTGGTAATCTTCAAGAACTGTTCCGGAATCTGTGCGTCTTCCGCAATCTCAACACGGTCAGATTTCCTGTAGGATACCTGGACTTTGTCGGTCTTCAATTTTTCCCCATCCAGAGCATATTCCAGCCAATTGGTAAGACCTTCGATCTTGTTCTCTGCGCTCTTCTTACGCTCTTCAAATGACTTGATCTCACTCTTGTATGCTTCCACATCAGCACGCAGATTTTTGATCCACAGCGCAACGCTTTCAATCTTGTCCTGGCGTTCCATGTTGAGCTTGTCCCATGCTTCTGGATCCGTGATGCATCCATCTTCATCGATAAGCGATGCAATCTGTTCGTCAATTTCGTACAGTTTCACTATTCAATTCTCCTTTCTCTTTCCGTAACTGCCTGATTCAGATATCTGAACACATCCTCTTCGGGAAAATCGAATTCTAACGGATATTCGCTCGTTACATTTCCGTATGCAACTTTGTACAGTCGCGTTTCTGTTCGGATGTTCTCGTTATATCCGAAGCACACCCCTGCGATAATGTTGTTTTCCTCATCCAGCGCGAAGATTGCCGCGCCTTCCTTGATGATTGGCATTGCTTCCATTTTCTTTTCCCTCCTAAATCTTGCTGAGTGGACACCTGTCGCAGTGCTCGCGCTTCAATCTGCCGTACTCGCGGTGCTTATACATGCGTGCATAACGACAAATGTTCTCGCACATCTCCGCGACTGCTTCATCTTTTGCCTCTTCAACCATCACGCGGAACTCGCTCTCTTCTACTCCGTCCGGGAGCATAATCCGTGTCTTCGTGGTTTCAATTTCCATTTGCATCTCCTTTCTATCTGATCAGCCAATCGACTACCAGTGCAGCATCGATTAACAGGATCATGATCATCAAACGAATTTTGAACTTCCTGAAATCATATCTTTTCGTGTGCTTCGCCTTGCTATTCTTCCTCATCCTGAAACTCCATGTATAATATTTTCGCCGCTTCCACAGTTGGGTAATAAATGTTCTTCCCACCCCTGTGTTTCAACCCATACAGCACCGGCCTGATTGCGTCCCTGCTCCGTCCGGTTGCCCTTGCAAGGTCGGACAGACTGCAATCCGTCTTGCCAATAATCTTTAGCATGGATTCCTGATATTCCCGCGCGCTCATGGCTATACATAAAATTCAATCCATGTGGACAGACATCCCAAAACGAAAAGCACTCCGGTCAGGGTTGCCCACTCAACAAGCGATCTAACATGTTTCCGTCCACGTTCTGTTAATCTGTAATGCTTCATTTCATTTACCTCCCAACTTAACGATCTGTTTAGTTCAATCGCAATAAAATAAATCTTCTACAGATACTCTGTAGTAGTTCGCTAAAACCTGCTTCATCGGGTCTCGTGGAACCCTCTCGCCGTGCTCGTACATGGACAACGCTGAAACGCTTGAATCTATCGCATTTGCGACTTCTTCGAGCGTTCTGTCACCACGCAACCGCCGCAGGCGAACCCCGATCTTATCCGGTCGCATCCGCTCACCTCGCTTTCTGTATTGTCCTTTTGACAATTCTCATATTACACGTTTCGTGAAATTTTGTCAACGCCAAAACGGAATTTTTATATTGATTTTTTTCACATTGTGTGAAATAATAAGGCATATAGAGAGGTAGGAAAAATGGGAAAATTTGCAGAAAGACTAAAAGAACTGCGGTTACAGAATCGCATGACACAGGCAGACCTCGGAAAGCTATTGAAAATTTCCGGTAGCACGATTAGCATGTATGAGCGCGGGGAACGCACTCCGGACTATGAAACGCTGGAAGCCCTTGCGGATATTTTTAATGTTGATACAGATTATCTAATTGGCAGAAGTAACAGGTCGATGTATTACATTGATCCACGTGTCGCGCGGGCGGCGCAGGATGCGTTTGACGATCCAGATATGCGCATGCTCCTATCCGCTAAATCTGATCTGGATCCGGAAGATTTTGAGTACGTTGTAGGACTGGTTAGAAGATTGAAAGGAAGGAAAAATGACTGATGTATTTGTTTACTACGAACCGAAGTTGCCACTCAAGTGTTCCGGGCTGACATGTGAGAATCCGGATGGGTCTTTTACCATTTTAATCAATCCCAATCTGTGCTACGAAGCGCAAAAACAAGCATACAAACACGAATTAAAACACATTGAATCAGACTACGGAAAGCGTTTGAACGTTGCGCAGATGGAAGCTGACGCGCACAAGTTATAACCAAGGAGGAAAAGAGAGATGTCAAAGAAAAAACGCAATGGAATTATTATCGCGGTTGTTGTAGCTGTGATCCTGATGATTATAGGTGGAACAGGTGGCAGCGGAAACACGAAGCAAGACAAAATAAAAGAAATAAAAGACAATTACAGTGTGAATGAGAAACTAGCCACCAGCATTTATAACGCGTCAGAAAAAATCGGTATGCACGCGGAAAAATATACAAGCGACCAGGTGGTTAAATCCGGAAAGATGAATATTCTTGTTCCGGTTACTGATTACACAAATGTAATGATTACCCATCAGGGTAACAAGGTTACACGGATAATGACTGACGGTGGAAATGTTGTGTACACAGAAGACAGTCATAAGAAACTTAGTAATTATACAGTAAAACCAAGCCTTTACAGTGATGTATATGTTGCCGCCAAAAGTGCTGTAAAAGACCAGCTGAAAGCACCGGACACAGCAAAATTCAAAGACGATTTTAAAGTATATCGCAATGGAAAGAAAATCACATTCTCCGGATCCGTTTCTGCGCAAAATTCGTTTGGTGCGCAGTTAACCACCAGCTTTACTGGATCAGCGAAAAAAGACGGCGATGATTATAAAGTTACAAATTGTACGCTTGTAGAATAAAGCAAAATAAAACGGCCACCGCGCAATGGTGGCCGCCTTATCTGTATTCCAGAGGAGGTATTCTGAAAAATAACAAAAGACATATTGAACCTTAGCTCCACAATTATTATAACACGCCGATGCTCTAAATTTTGCAGTTTCCTTCAATCAAAAAAGCCCGCCGAAGGTAAACCCCGGCGGTGAAAGGAAAAACTCTATGCCAATGCAAATGACAACCAGAGAAAGTGTAAAATGAAGAAAAACACATCCATCTCTTATCGCATATAAATTATAACACGCGGGAGGAATAAAAATGAGTAAATATCGTAAATCATTTACGGTTGACGGGCGCCGGCATTATGTCCGCGCAAATACCAAGCGCGAACTGGATGAAAAGGTCGGACGATTAAAGGCCGAAATGGAGGCCGGCAGGCCAACAAACCGGAAAAATATTACGGTGGGAGAGTGGGCGCGTGGCTGGGTGGACACGTACAAACCTGACGCATCCAGAAGTTACAGAAGAGGTATTGAAAATATACTGAGGAAGCTGGTGGCTGAATACGGTGACGTGCCAATGCGCAAGCTGAAATCTCGCGACCTTCAAAAACTCGTGAGCGGTTTAAACCGTTATACCAAGGCGACCATAGACCAGCACTGCATTGTTTTCGCAAAATTCTTCCAGACTGCAGAGGACAGTGACATCATATCGCGCACGCCATTCCGGGGGATTGTCAGACCATCGGGTAAAAGCTGCCGCTCGCGTCGGTCATTGACGCCAGAAGAGCAGCGCACGGCCTTGCAAGTAGCTGATACCCACCCTTTTGGACTGTTTATTCTGATCATGTACTACTGCGGATTGCGTGTCATGGAAGTTGCCGCGCTGGACTGCAGTGATGTCGATCTGGATCGTAAAATCATCCATGTGACAAAAGCGGTAAAAGCGGACGGGTATATCGGATCACCTAAGACCGCCGCCGGGGTGCGCGATGTGCCGATACCGGACGCACTCGCAGAACGGTTAAAAACGGCAATCAGGCGCCCGGAAGATAGGTTGCTGGTATATTCCACCGGGCACCCATACAATCGCTTCTATGTCAATCTGTCGTGGGATAGCTTTAAACAGTGCATGCGTCAGCTGTCTGGATCCATCGCGGATGATCTGGTACTTTATGACTTTAGACATACATACTGCACAAATCTGCAAGCGGCAGGCGTGCCGATAAATGTGGCGCGGGAACTGATGGGCCACAGCTCAATCAAGATGACCGCGACAATCTATACGCACCACAGCGATGCAGCTGTCGAGAGCGCACGCGATAAAATAAATGATTTCGAACGTGCCAATCGCGCGCCAAAACAATAAAAATCATTGATATTTAAAGGGTTCTGCAATAAGTATTCATAAGTTATTTTCCTCCTGTCATCAAAAAACAATAAAGCCTGCCTGTCAGTAAATCAGCCTGCAGGCAGGCGAAGATGTTGATGTTATTTTAGTTCGTTATACACGTAAAATCCAGTTTGATATAACGGTCGCGCAGCGGCGACCAGCGTTATCCCGATTGTCTGATATGTATCCATGGTTTTGCAGTGTCTGTTTCACCGCAACCGTGCGGATCTGCGCGAATCCTCTTCATTGTAATCAATTCCATCCTTTCACATGCTCCAGCTGATTAATTTTATAGTATGATTCCGGTCGTCTATGTTGACGCTTCCCTGAATCAGCAATGTATACACCCCTGTACAATTCCTTTCCTGGATAGTTGAAAAATCGGCATGTCCGCATAATACGTGAGCCGAACCAGTGCAGTACCATCTCCGTTCCTGCCGCTGCCCGGAATAACCTGCAGCCTGCAGTTCCGGCCAAGGCGGCTCGCATCTCTCTGACATGACGCAATCTCAACCGGATCGCATCCGGATGCCTGTATTCTAGTCATACTTTCAGCATGCAGGTTTTCTGCCGCCGATACCTGCATCTGAAAGGTCAGAAAACAAACTGCTGTCGCAGTCATAATAAATATCCCAACAATCATCAGCATAGTGGGAATAACCGATTTCATGCAGACCTCCTTCCCTCATGCATGCTGCTATACATTTCGATCTGATAGTATCCGCCTGTCCGTTTCACAGACTCCCGCATCATTTTGCTTCCAGGTCCGGACACGCCCGCAAGACGGCTGTACAGCAGAATAAGGGTCACGCCAATCACAGCAGCCGCCAAAAACAT